TAGTGGTAATTTATCTTTAATATCCTTGATAATCTGTGATTCTACATTTAAACCGACTAAACTTGGTTGAACAATAGTAGAAATATCATTATCAACCGGAATTCTAACTAGCTTGTAAACGGATAAAACCGTCATCATTGCTCTTTGGAATTCACGATTATGGAGACATTTATGTCTTTGTTCTTTGTTTAGTTTTAAACATTTAGGAAATCCTGATTTTGTAATTGAGATCCATTGTGGTCCAATTTGTGCTTGCACATCTTGATCCATGATCTTTCTCGAAAATAATCTCAACATTTCTTTATGTGTTTGAATAGCTGCTATAGTACCATTGGCCTTTTCAAGCTTATGGAAGTTATCTATAACAGTACGGCAGATACAAGCCAGCTCTGGCAAGTTATGAAAAATCAACTTAATGTTGTTTTGGAATAATTTAAAATTGTGGGTACTTGTATTTGATATTGACATATATAAAATTTATTATGTTGATAGTTTAATTGTAGTTCCCCGCTTACGCAGTCTGTACAAGTCTT